AACGAATCTAACTCTGGCTTTTGTATTAAATGTATAAATCTTTATCTAAAAGTTCATCTTCCATTTTTGGTTTATACCAATATTCATCTTTAGCACAATGTTCATTTGGATCTTTATCTATCTTATGCCAATAAAATTTTGCTTCGTTGTGTTTTTTTGTTACTCTTGAATTAAAATAAGATCCGTTATAATAGTGCCAGAATTTTTCTATTTCTAGTTTATTCTGTGGAGATATCTCAGAATACTTACCTTCCATTACTTTTTCAAAGTCATCTTTAAAATCGTTTGTAGAGAATCCATATACTATTAATATATCATCATTTGGTTTTTCATAATAGTAACTTCCAATATAAGCAGGTACTTCTGCTAATCTGTCTTCGAATTCTCCCCACTTGCGTGTAGGTTGGTAATCATAGGCTAATAATAACCTACCATCCCATTGATGTTTATTCTTATCTCCTATAAAACATCCTTTAAATCCTTCTTTCTTAAAGAACAAAGGGCTTGTGCCACATAGCATAGGAAGTAAAAATCTAGAAGATTGATTAATATTCATAAGCTAAAGTGTTTTTTCTAATCCATTATTCTCATAATAGTGTCGCGTGTGATCCCAATAATTACTTGTGAGATGCCATAAGACATCATCAATTTTACTATTAAGATCTCTTAATCCTTCTCCTAAACTAGGTTCTGATATAGGGAACACTTTACAATCTATTGGATAATTCATAAACTGGTGAGGAGTTTGGATACCTATAATATAAGTATCTCTAACATAATCATTCCAGTCTGTATCTTTATACTGATCTTCTGTTTTAAGATAATATTCTACAGCTGCCCAATAGGATGCGAGTTGTCTTCCATATTTATAACTTTCAAAACTTTCCTCAAATTTAGGAAGTTTACTTGAAGTCTTAACGTCAACAAGAAATATTCTTTTATTCTTATGGTCTATTATAAGTCTATCTATTGTAGATCTAAGAACCAGAGGTTGCCCTTCGTGTATAAACAAAGGATGTTCCCAATAGATTCTTTTCTCTGATTCTCTATACATATCATCAGTAATTGAGTCTTGCAATAGCAGTGCATTAGCGACTTTGTGTTTCCTTACTTCTTCTTTAGCCTCTTTTAAATAATTTATTGTCGTGTAATTGATTACACTTTTGTAATCTGTCCTAACCACTAGATATTTAATGTATTCTTCGAGTGATTCTAGTAATTTTGTTGCATCTTCTTTAATCTTATCATCAGATTTTTTACCCACCGCATAGATTTCTTTATAGATTTTTATTGCTAACTCTACTCTATCGACTTCTTTGTCTATCTTAATTGACTCTGAAAGTCTTTCGGCGAATTGTTTTTGCTTCTCACTTGAAGGTTTGTCTACTGCTAAGTAAACGTAATTTTTCCAAAATTCATCTTGTTCTAATAAATACATATGAGTCTGAGTACCAAGCTCAGTCCATTTAGTATCAGTTTCTCCTAACTCATCATCTAAGTATTGCTTAAACATCTTAGGTGATACATCAAGATAATTGAAACATGTGGATCTTAAACCAAAGTATCTCTTCTCTAGTTCTTGTTGGTTACTGCTCATCATCTATTTCACAGTTTATTTGTGCAAGAAGTCCTTTACTCTTAAGTACTTCCTTTTCCTCTCCATAATTTAATTCCTTAACCTCTTCATTTACCATAAGGAATTCTTTTATTTCATCATCAAAACCTGTTCCTAATAATGACATACTCTCTTGTATTTTCATTAATAGATCAACAGCTTCGTCTAATAAATCTTTACTTATCTGATTCATTCTTAATCTTTTTAATCATTTCATCAACATCTTTTTTACCCATGGGCTTATAGAGTTGATATTTCAAATTATTATCTTTCAAATAATGTTTAAATAGTTTCCATACTACGGGAAATCTTTTATCGGCATAGCCTTTACATTCAATAATGAAGTCTTTACCTACGAAATCTGGAGTATAACTGAGTGATAGCACTCTCTTTGTTTTCTTATCATTATACTCGAATTGTATCTCTGGTAAAATTTCAAATGTAACTTCCTCATATGGAGCATCTATTCCTTCTTCTTTTAAACGTTCATAACAATATACTTCTAGTTTGCTTTTAAATATTTTTCCATGTTTTTCTATTTTTGTACCTTGTCTATTAGAAGAAGGACGTCTAGTCTTCCTCTTCTTCATACCATTCACATCTTTCACAATGAAAATTGTTATCTGCACATAGTTGAAGAAATTCTTCATCTGATAATGGACAAGTACATTTTCCTATTGTGTATAACATATTAATCTCTAATTAATAAAAATGAATTTTCTATTTTATTATCTTTAGCAAAATCCATAAGTGCTTGAGGAGCTTTACTTTCTTCATTAAAGAAATCTTTCAAGTCCTCTAAGTCTAAATGAACTTCCATATGAGATCTTTCATGAGCTAACCAATCTTCTATGTTTGCAATATCTCCTTTTTCAACTTCTCTCATTTCAAGTTCATATGCCAAATCAGACATATCAACTATTGTTTTTTGTTCGTAAGTCATAATCTCTATCATATTAATCTTCTATAAATCCTACCTTATTGGTTTTAATTTTAAAATATTCTTTATATAAAAGAATTATATCTTCTATACTTAACTGATCAGATATAATGTTTGTACTTAATTTATTATAAAACCCCAATATAAGTGCCTCAAGTTCTTGTTTCTGATCAAATAAATTATTTGTACGTTCATCTATAATCTTTTCAATTAATCTACCCGTATCAAAAGCAAATGCACTTATAATTTTGTCTCCACTTAAATCATCTGATTTAAAACATAATTCTGTCATCATATTAATAAATTTCTAAGTAACTCTACAGTTTTATTCTTACCATTAGCAACGTAATAATCAGTTAAATCTTTCTGATCACCTTTGATCATGGTATACTTAAAACCATATTTTTCATTCATATTCTTAGCAGCTTTAATACCTGCTATATCATTATCATATAATACTGTAATATCACTGAATCTCTTCTTGATCTCTTCCACACACTTAACAGGAAGCAGAACTCCTTCAGATGAAGGACTGATTGCAGTATACCCTAACTTATGTAGACACATTACATCCTTTAAACTCTTAGTAATTATAAGAGTATCTCCAGACTCCGGAAGCTGCTTATAACCAAATATATAATTCTTAGTTATGTTGCCACTCCACTTACCTTTCTTATCGGCATATGGTCTATATACCTTAATCTTATCATATACTTTATAAACATAAATAGGGTTATCATTAGTGTATTGCCACATGATAATATCATCTACAATGAGGTATTGTACAGGGTCTACTTCAAAGAGTTTCAGTGTATCTGTATCGATTCCAAACTGATCCCAATAATCTATGTCAGTTTGACCTATTTTTTTACGTTTTACCCCAATATCCTTTTTAAGGGCCTTTTTAGGTGTTTTAAGAGATTTTAGGGTATCCTCTGGTATCCTCATCCCTTTTACTATTAAATCCTCATAAATTGTCTCTAAAGCTTGTTTATATGTATTTAGCCCCAATTTAGCCTTTACGAAAGTGATAGCGTTTCCACTATCACTTATCGCTAGATCATTATATATTAGTGCTCCTTCTTTATTTTGAAGGATACCAAATGAGGGATTATGATCTTCTCGTAAAGGACTATTAAATACCTTACCTATAACAAACCTTTCTCCTATATAATAGGAATATATATCATAGTCTGATACATATGAATTTATGTATTCATGAGACAGTTTCGGTCTATTATCTATTCGGTAATTCATGTCTAGAACGGTGGTTCAGAACTTACAGGATCGGTTACAATTGCTTCAACATTTGCAACTTGGTTAGGAGTAGATTTTATATCATCCATACCAAGAGGGTTTACTTCTTTCTTCTCTTCGTCTTTCTGTGGGCGTTCCATAATGTCACCATCTAAAATTTCAATTGTGGTTTCTTCTCTTGGAATATCCATAGTTTCGATTACAGTAGTCCAATGTGTTTTTGGAATACCTATATAACCCTTATTATTATACGTAGCTTTTATTCGTACGGGTTTAACATCTGAAGAGAATAGTTTTACCAGCGATTCCGCCAACTCTTTAAAAGAAGGGGTGTCTATAACTACATCTTCCTTACCGGTTAGTGCAATTATAAATTGTCGCAGTACTTTCATTTTCTTATATACTCGTAAATCAAATGCCTTTTTTTCCTCATCTGACATTACCTCTTCGGGTTTATCAGGAGTGATGGGAAAATCAGAAAATGATATTCGATCACCTTTCTTATCTTCAAAATTTAAGGCTAGGATCTCGAGTCCAGTTTCTAATACTTCATGTTTGGCTTCTACGAGCACTACATCATCATGAATACCGGATCTCATAGGATGAGACATCTCGGCAGCAACTTTCACATCTTTGTTAATAACGTAATTCATAATATTATTTTAATTTTAATTTCACTTAACTTGTTTAACTTTAATCTCCTTCGTATTCTTTAATTTTATCTAGTACATACTGATAATCATTTGGAATACGTAAATCTTCAAACAATTCTTTCTGTGTTCTACATGTATTGCTACCATCACACTGTGTGAGGAAGTAATAGCAAGGCTTTTCGTCTTCCATTATCACTTCTGTATATAACACATTAGTAAATCTTGCTTCTGGTTTAATGTTTTGACCAATCAACTTACCACCTACAACTTTAAATGAAGTCTTTCGGAAACCATCTAAGTCAGTATTATCCTCAGTATGAGCGAGTATAATTACTGTTAGATCGTCTCTTAAATTATCAGGTGCTATAAGTAAGTTAAATGTATCAAGTGCAGTATCTTCAAATTTACCATATCCTTTTTCCTTTATTCTTGACATATACTCGTTTTCCATTACGGCGGTAAGAGTATCAAGAATAAGTACTTTAGTTTCTGGTTTATTTTCAGATACAGCCTTCATTAGATTCAGAATGATAGAAGGACTATCTGTCGAATAATAATTAGAAGCTGTTAAATCTAATTTACCGTTTTCTTTTAATATTGTTTTATATTTTGTTCTCCAATCTTTAAATGGCAACGGTTTCCTATCGCTACATATAATAAATGTAGACTTAGGATCAAGACTTTCAATTGCTGTCGATTTTCCTGTTCCAGGATCACCCAGTACTAATATCTTGTTTGCACTCATTTCTATTTATTTTATTCATTAATATCATCTTCCTGTTGAGATTCGTTCCCATCAACAAGAGATGCTTCGTTATTTGTAATTAATCTATAAGCTTGTTCAAATACTCCTTTTGGAGACCAGCTATCATAACCATTGTCATATTTAACATGATATCCATCTTTTTGTAAATCACTAGAACTAACTTCAGCTCCTTTGAATTTTACATCAAAGTCGTTTTTTCCCATTTGTTCAGCTTGAACAATTTTAGTACCTATAAAAGTTTTCATATAATTTATTTTAATTTAATTAAAAGGAACCCCCAAAGGGATTCCTCTTTCATATTATATATTACTATAAGCAATATACGTCATTAGGGTTAGAAGCATATACTTCATCCTCTATCTGAATAAAATGAGGAAGAAGTTCTACATTAACTATAGGGGCCTTACTCTTACGAGAAGAGTAAGGATTTTTCTTATTTTTCCTTTTCACAACAGGCTTAACATCAGCCGTGCTAGAAAGAAATAATTCACGATAAGTACGGTTCTTAGGTCTACGAACACGACTTAAACGTTTTTTCTCTACGACAATTTCTCCAAAACTATCTTGTATCTCATAATAGTCCCTTTCGAAATCGTAAGTCTTAATATTTTTCAGTTTACCTGACTCTTTATAGCTCCTTTTTTCATAATCAACATCGAAGTTTTTAGAAACAGCTACGGTAATAAGATCACCATCACTAACATTACTAATGGATCTCTTAATTCGCATACCTTTGTCATAACCAGCTACAGTTAGACCTTGCTTAAGTACGTAAGTAAGAAGTTTTTCTATTTCCTTCTTATAATCCTCATCGTAACGAAAAGCAAAAGCTCCCATTTTGTTATTAAGTTTCTTTTCTTTCTTGCATTTTCTCTCACTTACAACTGTGTTTTTAGAGAAAGCTACATTATGGCGACCATAATTAGTCAAATTCACATGTATTTTATTTCTATTAGTCATATTATTTAATTTTATTTATATATCAATTGAAGTTGTTATTGATGTTCTTGACTTATTTTCCATTAACTTAAGCAAATCAATTTCTTCTAATTTATTGTACTTTAAGTTATTCATAAAGGTTAACATTCCTAATTCTCCCTCTCTATTCTTCACGCAGTGTAAATAGATTACATCTTCCGTTGGGAATTTGTCTGGACCATACTCTGCGATCTTTAATAGTTCAGGTCTATGAATTACAAATAAGTAATCTGACGATTGCATCAAGCTATCGCTTCCGAATATATCAGATCTCATGGGAAAATGCATTGTATTATTAACAACTCTATCTACAGACTCAATATTTCTATTCATCTGACTTAACTGGATTATAGTATTTCTACCATATTTTTTAATTTCCATAAACATATGTTGAAGCTCAGACAGAATACTTCTCTCTGATTCTCCAGACCTTCCTCTTGTTAATAAAGTATGATCTAAAATAATGATCATCCATTTTCCTTTTCCTTCATTGGCACCAAATTTGTATATTGTTGATTTAATTTGATCTACATTTCCAGGAACATCTACATAATAGATATTATATTTCTTAATTCTATCAACTTCTTTCTTAACATTATCGAAATCTTCGTCTGATAATGTACTATTCGATCCCCCGCTATATAATTCACTAGTAGTCTTTTTTAACTTACCTGATAATTTTCTTCCTACTTGTTTACTACCTAACATTTCAAAATTGAAGTTAAGTATACAAAAATTTTCATTAGGATTTATATCAAATAAATCAGATTCTAGTTGGTTAACAAAACTAGATTTACCGGCACTACTAACTCCGGCAAACGTATAGATTGTATTGGGTTCTACACCACCCATACATAAATTATTAAACTTAAACCATCGTGTTTGTAATGATTTAATTATACGTTTCCTTCTTTTATCTATGTAATTGGTTATTTCATCTGCTGCTATAGATATATTCTTATAATCTATAGGCGGTGGTAATGCTCTATAAGAGTTTTGAACCATAATCACTAAGTTTATTAGACGATTGGCTGTTTATATTATCTTCTTTCGAGTCATCTTCGTATTTTTTCCATTCTTCACCGTCAATCCAATTAATTAATCTTTTAAAATATCCCATGCTTTGGGACTTTTCTTTGTCTTGTATCTCTTTATTAAGACACTCTAATATATATTTGTGATATAATGCGTTTTTATCTGTTATTTTTTTGTATCTTATTCTACACTTGGCTTTATCACTACGTAAATAATCTTTTTTTCCATCAGGTCTTATGATACTTGTGGGGTAATTGTTATATAATTCTTCAAATGGGTCATCTACAGACAATAGGGATTTAAACTTCTCAGTAACTTTTAATTCCTTTATAGGCATTATTGTTCCTAATCCATTGAATGATAAATAACCTTCTTTCACTAATTTAGAAAGTCTCTCGTGCATATAATCTCCAACTAACTTATGCATTATCTTAAGAAGACCATACTTTCCTTCTACCAACAACATACATATAGTATAATCGTCTGCAGTTAAACCCATTCGAAGTAATACGTTTATTGGAAATGATAAATTCATTTTATTTCAACTCTTTTATAACGTTTCCGACTATGTAAGGCTAATCCTACATATTGTACAGGAAATCTAAATCCAAATTCTTTCCTTAAGTTTATTTGAGTATAAGATATGTCTATCTTACCTTTTATATAGATATAACCTTCTGGTAATACATCGATTAGTAAACACAATTCTTGAAATTCTTTCTTAGTTATTTTCCTTATCATTTTCTAACACTTTTTCTTCGTATTGTTTCTTACATATTCCAATTAATTCTGGATCATTAAATCTATATTGATCTGGGATGTCTAATACATGACATTTATTTAACATGTCCATAGATTTTATTTCTAATTCTACTCTCTCGAAATTTTCTTTGTTTACAAATACTATTTCATCAGCCCATGTTACTAATGCCTGATTTATTCTAATAAGAGCAAAATCTTCTTCTGTTCCACAATTTCTTACATTATATCCATATTCTTTTATAAGAAAATTTTGTAATGTAGCAGACCTAAGTAGACCTGCCGAACATACAGTTAAAACCTTTTTTGTTTTTCCCTGATATATATTAAATGCGTTTCCTATTTGATTAAATGTTGATTTTTGTATACTCATTTTAAAATAGTTTTAATTGACCATCGTCTATTGATAAAATAATCTTACGAGCTTCAGACACATAATATCCATAATCAATATTATAATCTTTCATATCTTTTTGAATATATTTATTAAATATAGTTACGCCAGTACTGGCTTCGATGTCTATTTTCTTTCCGTCTTTTGTTTTTTCTTTGGTAATTTTATCTCCGTTTATAGAGATATAATATCTTATATTCTTTTGTTGTCTTTCTTTGATCATTTGTACACCATCCGTACTATACTTATACGTAATCCAACCCTTACTTGTTCTAAATCTCTTGCAAAAATTAAAAATATTTTGATGTTTTTTTATTGTTTCTTCTACAGGTTGTTTATTAATAAAATATTCTTTTAGAGCTATTGCTCGTATTTTCATTGATGGATCTTTATGAAGTTCTTTATCAATTTCAAAATCACCTTTAAACTTTAATTTTCCATTAGTTGTCTCTGCTAAGTAATCATTAACAGAAGTTTGTATTAATTGTTTATAAAATGTATATTCTAACTTATATTTAGTTAGTAGTTCCCATCTTTCACACAAACTATAGTATAAATCTGTCTTATCTTTATGTACTTTAGATACTATACCATCGGTATTTGCGCTTAACACTTGTATTCCACCATCTTCTAGTGATTCTATAAGCATTAATAAAGATAATTGACCTGTTATGGTTGTACTTAAGGTTACTAAGGGGTCATACTGCCAGTTATAGGATTCATTAGTTTTACCAAATCCACCACCATTCAAAGCAAGTTTTAAGGCTTCATTAATAGATTTCTTACCTTCTTTCTTGGCTTTAAGTCTTATATTAAACACATCTTTATATCCTTCTAGCCACTCGATTCCTAAGTGTGCGGGATATAATTGTTGATTAATAATGGTTGCAGGATACATACTTGCTACATCACAGTCTATGAGTTGGTACTCTTCTGTCGATTCTAAATGTCTCGGTTTATCTTCACTATGTAATCCTCCTTGGGCAAATTTATACTTAGTTTCTCCGTAAATCAGTTCTTTCTCTAATTCCCCTTTTGTTTTAGTAATTGACTTTTCCTTTAATTCCCTAAAAAACTCTTGTAAATATGTAGATTTAAAATCTATATACTTAGGAACACAATCTTTAAGATCAATTCTTGGTCTAAAAGTTCTAATATCTTTTAAAAGTCTCGCACTTTTACCTGTTATATTAATATATACCATTTTATTAACAGCATCACCAATCTTAACATCATTATAATTTCTACAATGAATATTATACTTCTCTTGTATATCCTTTCTTAATTGTATTCTGTCTTTTCCCTTATACAAAGGGAGTTCAGTATCACCTTTTGTTATTTTATAAAACTCATATGTAGCCTTTACATCGTTGAGATTATAATCTAAAACAGATTGTATCTCTCTTTCTAACAGTATATGGTCTTGTTCAAAAGGCATATCTTGTACATTATGAAAATTAATTGCGATTTCTATTGCTTTTAAAGAAGTCATTCTCGCTTTATTATCAAAATGCCATATCCTAAACAAGTCTAATTGAGGAATTTTTATATTCCAATAAGGTATTTGAGAATATTCACTCTCTATAATCTTATTAGAACAGTTGTGTATTTTTTCTGTAATCTGTTTTTCATTCAATATGATCCAATCTCCAGAATATTTTGTTATATAATGTATAATGGGATAATCATAATTTAAATTATTAAATCCTATTTGTCCATCTAATGTTCCTAGATGTTTTATTAATTCTGTTGACTGATCTTCTTTTTCGCTGATATAAAACTGTTTAATCTCTTTAGTATCTACATTCATTCCTGTATAACTAAAGAAGTTAGGAAACACTTCTAAATCATATACTTCAATATTACGCATAACATTAAATTTAGTAGTCTCGTTAAGATTCGAACTTAAGACCTTCACAGTATCAGTGTGATGCTCTACCAGCTGAGCTACGAGACTGTTATCGGGTAAGAAATCGAATCTATCCCGATATAAATTTTAAATATAAATATAATCAACTATGCTTATATTATATTCTTCTAATAAATCTTTTATTAATTTATCTTCAATCCTTTGGTGTTCTAAAACCACATCTGGAATAAAGATACATTTAATATTTTCTGCATATATCAAATAACCTTTGTTTATATGCTCTGTCTTTCGCATTTCTAGAATAAACTTAGGTAAGTCTTTTTCTTTTATTGCTAAAGGTTTGTTCTCTTCAATATGTTGAAGTAGTTTCTCCATAAATTCATCACTGTTAGGTGAGCCTGGTTTTTGCATATAGCATATAACCGCACCACCTTCGTCATTATATGCGCGTGAGAAATTAACAGGAGCATCAATAAAAGGTGCTCTACAAACAGCTATATCTTCGATATAGAGTTTATCTTTTAATTCTTTGCGTATATATGATCTTATATTATGTTTTGAATTATAGGGTTCACATAATAAATCTTCAATATATTCAATATGTCCTGCTTCTGCAAGGGCGTTTACATTAACCATAAACGCAGAAGTCTTCTCTTTATTCATAATTCCCTTTTCCCCAGTAAATTTAATCATACGTAAAGTACATACGATGGGATTATGATAGAAAGTTATTTTTGATTTCATGAAACTAATCTTATTATTTTTTTAATTTCCGCATATTTCTTTTCTATTGGTTTAATTTTATGATAAATATTTGATTCAACTCTTTGCTTGTTGATCTCCCATACTTCATCTTTAACTATAGTATCATCTGGTTTCTGATATACGGCTTTATGTTTACGTATATAAGTATCCCAAGGTTTTATATCAACTAAATATTTCCATAAAACATCTTTTCGTGGACTTATAAATGCTGTTCCTTTGTTTAGGAATAATAGAATATTCCAGCATTCTTTAAATCTTTTTTCTTCTTCTGATGATTTATTATAGGCTTTAAACCATTTTTTGTGTTCTTCACTCTTAGATTTTAATTCTTGTTTTTCTATTCCGTTTATATACACCCCTCTTTCATATGTATGATAATAATCATAACCCATAATAGGTGGAAGTAATTCTATAAACATACCATTGATACAAAAACAAAGAATATTCTTTTCCATACTTAATCTTGAAAGTTCTTGTATTGATCGTTTACTTGTCATGTTGTTTGAGCTTAATATTGTAAAATTATTCCCATATTCTTTATACTCAGATAATCTTGCTTGTATCATCTGATCTGTTTCAAGAAAAGGTTCTCTGAATCTATCTTTTATTTTGAGATAAAATCTATATTCTTGAGATTCACAATGTTCTCCTTTATTATTTATATATTGTACTGTTTCTATTCTAGGAATAAAATCTTCGTCATCATATATATATTCATATACCATTGGCCACCATTCTTTACTACCTTGAGTAAAATATGACTTTTCATTTAGACGTTTACTTATCTTTTGATCTACATTATCACCATTAATTTCATCGTTAGTGAAGAAATAATATTTACCAGCGTTAGTAGGTGATATTTCCCACAAATATCTCTTTTTAATCCTAACACAATTAGATTTTAAAGCTTCTCTTATGATATTAACACTTACTCCAAGAGATCTCATTCTAACCCAATTAATCGCATTACAATTATATGGAAGAGATATATCTTTTATATCTGGATTTATACTATTTGGTTTTAGAGACGCTAAATAGTATATAGAATCATTATTTATAATTTCTGAAGTCCTTGGAATCTCATAGTCACTATCATGTCTTGTTATTTTTAGATTTCTTGTATGCATAATAACTTCTTATGGGTTCCCATTTTCTTTTCTTTAAATACTTTTTGAAATTCTTTTCTTTTTCCTCGAATTTTTCCTTTTTAACTTGATCTCGATTAGGTTTAAATATCTTATTATGTTTCCTTCTCATAGCACGTTTAATATTCCGCATGGCTTCACGCTCTAAGTACTTACGGAATCTTTTTTCTCTGTGCTTCTCTATTTGATCAAGATGTTCTTCTGAGACTTCTTTTCTTTTACCAGCCTCGATTAATTTTGTAACTTTATCCCTTCGTTTTGGATATTCTTCTCGTGGATAATATTGAGATTTGTTATTTTTAATCTTACGTTTAGCAATAGGAGATTTATGCTTATGCTTATTCTTTCTCTTATTCC